ATTTAGATCTTCCTAAAAAACTTAATACATCTGGAAAGGATCAGGACTGGATAGGTTTTTATGCTTATGAAGACGTTTCTCCAATAGACATTGACTGTGTTGCAATATACACATATCAAGTTCCAATTATTCTTGCTAAAAAAAGATTTGTTTATGGTCAGGGAGTTGAATTTCCAGAAGGTATTAATCAAGCATATAGTGGCTCATCAGTATACATAGACTATCCTTTTGCAGACTATACAAACAACTACTCATATCCAAATATAGGAAAATGGAATCAAGCCATTGTTGATAACCTAAGTGTTGAAAACAATCTTTTATGTACTCCAGATTATAAACTTCCAGAAATAGTTCTTGGGTCTTCAAATATTAATCAGTTATACTTCGACCTTGGAGAGATTCAAAATGAATCAGATAAGTTCTTTTCTTTTGACTCTGTAACAAGTGGATATATGTATTTTGATAACTTGAACTTTTTAAATCAAAAGATTAGATCTTTTTATGGTTCTTTTAAATTTTTAGAAGAGCCAACCCAGCCACAAATTTTATTTAGAGTAGAGTCAGAAAACTCTTCTGATTATTTTGAGATATCTACAGAGAATGCAGATATAGTTTATAAATTAAATTATGGAAATACAGAAGAAATTCTTGCAACATTTTCATGGTCTGATACAAATCCATTTATTGGAATAGCATTACAAGAAATGTTTTCTGCTGGCCTAGATATAGATAAAGCATCTAAATATTTTGGAGGTAACTTTGCATCCTTCTTTGGTAATATAAATACACTTAAGTTTTATATAGGTGGAAAATCAGACCTAACACAAACTTTTACTGGAAAGATATATAAGGTTGGTTTTTGTACAGCAAGAAATCATAAAAAAATTGAGTATTTATTTAATGAGCGAGGCATACCAGTAAACGATGAAAATGTTTTTGAGTTATTTAGTCAAACTCCAGATGTAGCATATAACTCTACAGATAATTATTTTGGCAGCAATCCTGCAGAGTGGGATGACCTAGTTGATTCAGGAGAGGTAGATTCATACCCTCTAGAAGGATTTCAGGCTCACACTGCAAGTTATACCCTGTCTCCATCTGCCTACTTTGATAGTTACACATTAGACATTGACGTACAAGGATATTGGGAAGACTATATTCCATTAACATATTTCTCTCAGTTTGTTACTGATAAAAAAAATAACTCTTATTATGATCTTGATCTAATTCAGTTTAATATTAATTATCCAGCCCCTTCGAACTTTGTTCAAGAAAAATACAACACTTCAAACTCTTTAGTTAAATCTTATGTAACATTTCAGTATATTGAAAATGGTGCAAATATTTCAGAGTCAAACTTTGTTAATTTAGAAAAGCCATCTAAAAATTCTATTGTTGTTCCAGGAGATAATTGGATAAATACAAAATATGAAGTTGTAAACAATATGATCCTTTATCCTCCAAAAAATGTTTCAGTTTTAGACCTTGCCATTGTAACGCATTTAGATTTTAATGTAAAGGGTATTATAAACAATAGGGTCAAAATTAGAAATCTTGAATATGCTTCTCAAGCATTTAACTCAACATCTCCAAACCCAATTGGAACAAGATTTGGAAATGAAATGTATCCTTATAGAAAGTCTGGATTTTATTATAATTATAAAGAAAGAAATCCTTTTACAATATATAAAGGCAGTTCTCCATATTTGTACTTAACAAGATACACTGGAATAGAGTTAAAGGGTACACACGATCCATCAGTCAACCGTGGCCTGTCTATTCCAATTAATAAAGAGATGTCAAGTAACTATAAGGTTATGGCTATGCAAATAGCAGTAAGATATGATCAAGATGAATTCCCTTATGAGCCAACAGAAATATTTGAAATTCAATCAAAAAATACTCATATAAAGTTTTACATGGTAGCAATTCATCCAAGTGGAGAACGAGCAAAAATTTATGCTATTAATATAAAAACTGGAAAACTAGAAGATGGCATAGGGTTTTACTGGAATGGAAAAATTGTTAAAGAGCCAGTTATAACTATAAAAGAGTGGGGATTTTTAGGAATATCATTCCCAAACTTGCTAGACTTTAGTTCTAGAGTTGGATCAATTAATTTAAATGGGCCAATTATGTTTAATACAATATCTTACTACCAGTCAACAAATCTTCAAGAGGTTCAAAAAGTAGATTTTCGTCCGTGGTTTAAAGTCAAGTACTTACTGCCTGCGACCCTTGAGTGGGACTATTGGAAAACATCTTCTTTTGTGTGGGATGAGGTTTTAATATTATCTTCAACAAGTTATTATGGAGTTGATCCATCGACAATTTATAAAAGTTATGCGGGAACTAATAAGATCATTATTGATACCGATAAGGTTTTTACGATTAATGGGTATGAGTATGCTGTGTATAAAGGTATTACTTCGAAACAAATAACGGCCAGTGCTGTCTAATGTGGTATACTTATTGATATGAATCCTCAAGACCAACGCAAAAAGAAGAAGGCTTTGCCTAAAATGAAGGGCCAGGTGGGTGAGTCTCGTGCAAAAATTATTGAAAAGCACTACGACTGGGGTCTTTATGTTTACAAAAAGGCTAATGGAAAATGGTTTACAGATGGAACTGGTTCTGTTTTAAATATTGAATCAATGAAGGGTGACATTTTTCAGATCTCAAAACTAAAAGATGCTGCAAAGTATTACGGGGATGAGGGAGATGGCGAATGTATCTTCGTACCAGGATTAACCAGAATTTCAGAAGAAGAATACTCAGAGCAAAAGCAAAGAATGGCAGAGGGATTAATTCCTTCTCTAAACGATCTTGGTGCAGTTCAAGCAGCCAAGGATACTATTGCTAAATATGGAAGTGATGACTAATGAGTGAAGATAAAGAGTTTTTTATTAGAGCAAAGACAGATATGCCTTTGCCAGAAGATGATACATTTACAAAGCAAGATCCATTTAATCAATCCTGGGATGTAGTAAAAGATCTACAGGGACTTGACGCAAACTTTAAAAGAAGAACATCAAGAATTATAAAGGGTGAAGCAACACAAGGGTACATTGATAGTTCAAGAGCAGAAAGCACAGGTCGTGACGGAGCAAAGTCTAAAGAAATTAACTCAGGAACTGTCTTTAGAAATGCATACGGCTTATTTGATGTAATTACTCCACCATGGAATCTGTATGAACTTGCAAGTTTCTATGATACTTCATTTGCTAATCATGCTGCTATTGACGCTAAGGTTGAAAACATTGTTGGTCTTGGATATGAATTTAAAGTTTCTGCAAGAACAATGCTTAAACTAGAAGCGTCAGAACCAAAGACAGCAGAGAATGCACGTAAAAGAATTGAAAGAGCAAAGATTGAATTAAGTGATTGGATAGAGTCACTAAATACAGAAGATTCTTTTACTACAACCATGGAAAAGGTATTTACTGATCTGCAAGCAACAGGCAATGCTTATCTTGAAGTTGGTAGAACAGTTCGTGGAGACATTGGCTATGTTGGACATATACCTTCTACAACAATGCGTGTTCGTCGTCTCCGTGATGGGTTTGTTCAGGTTATTGCAAACAAAGTAGTTTACTTCCGCAACTTTGGAGCAACCAACCCAAATCCACTTGGAACAGATGCTCGTCCAAATGAGATTATTCACTTTAAGGAATATTCTCCACTAAATACATTTTATGGTGTACCAGATATCATGTCTGCAATTGGATCACTTCACGGGGATCAACTTGCATCACAGTATAATATTGACTACTTCCAAAACAAGGCAACACCAAGATATGTTGTAACTCTTAAGGGTGCAAAGTTATCTGCAGAAGCAGAAGATAAGATGTTTAGATTTTTACAGACAGGGCTTAAGGGGCAAAATCATAGAACTTTATACATCCCCCTTCCTGGAGATTCAGATACCAATAAGGTAGAGTTCAAGATGGATCCAGTAGAAAATGGAATTCAAGAAGCATCATTCAAAGAGTATCGTAAACAAAATAGAGACGATATTCTTGTTGCACATCAAGTTCCGCTTTCAAAGATTGGTGGCTCTGATTCAGCAGCCATTGCAGCAGCGCTATCGCAAGATCGCACATTCAAGGAGCAGGTTGCAAGACCAGCACAAAGAAACCTTGAAAAAATGATTAATAAAATTGTAAAGGAAAAAACAGATATTTTGGAGTTTAAGTTTAATGAACTTACACTTACAGATGAAATTGCTCAATCACAGATCATTGAAAGAC